GCTTCCCGAGCCACGCACAGGACGTAGTACGGCCCGCCCCGTAACGCACGCGGGGCGGGCCGTACCGTTCTCCGTCAGCGCCAGGCTACGACGTCGCGCGGATAGACGTCGTGCGGGGGTAGCCCGCGGCTTCGCTGCCCGTACACCAGGCCTGGTAACCCGGGACGGTGCAGTCCCAATGCGAGTTGATCGACATGAGGAACTGGCCGCCGTTGATGTTGCAGTTGATCCAGTTGTTGTACTGGACGCCCCGGTCCGGGCTGAAGTTTGCCCACGATGCCGTGTTGTTGTTGAACGGGGCCGACATGTTCCAGCAGTGCGCCACCCCGTTAGCGGTGTTGCTGTAGATGTTGTTGGTGTTGTACCGGCCGAACGTGCCGGAGTAGTTGGTCCCCGTCCAGACGCACGTGTACGGGGCAGAACAGGAGAACAGGTCCCGCTTGATCAGGGCGTGGGTTGTGATGTCCATGCCCTCCGGTGACCGCTGGAACTGGACCCGCTCCCCGGTCGGCAGGGTCTCCGACCACACGGTGCCCGGTGTCGCCGTGGCAGCGTTCGCGGGCACGGCCGTGGACAGCCCGAACGCGAGCACGGCGGCGGCCAGGACTGCCGTGATCCGGCGCATCATGCGACCGGCCGGTTCCGCTCGGCGGACCGCGCGGGCATGTCGTCCGCGGGCGACACCTGGCCGCGGGTCAGGAGCGCCAGAACGGCCAGGGCGGCGTTCGTGAACGTGGCCACCTGAGCCTGGTCGACGTGGAAGCCGTACGCGGCCACCAGGGCGGCAAATGACGCGATGGCGTACGTGAACACGCTCGGCGCGATCGGCCGGGTCTTCCAGGCCGCCACCACGGCGGCCACAGCGTTGATGACCACGATCCAGGCCGCCGCCTGATCGGTGGTGAGGAAGTCGAGTTGGAACCCGGCTACCCAGTTCAGGACCCCCGCGATAGCCGCAATGATCAAGGTCCACTCTGCTTTACGTCCCATGTCGGCGAGACCTCCCGTGTCCCGTTTGTGGATGTCGATGCATCGTCTCACGTCCGGGGCGGGATCGGTGCTACGGGCCGGGGATCACGAACGTCCCGATCCGCTTCCACCCGGCGGTCGGCCGGGCCGGTACGCCGGTCGGGGACTCGGACCACATCAAGCCCCCCGGGTCGACCCACCGCACCACCCCGGTCCGCTGGCCGGGGTTCAGCTCCTCCAGGACGTCACCGATCGCCACGGCGAAACTCACCGGCCGGATCACCCCCACGGGAAGTGTGGCGTTGGGAGACAGAAATGCCCCGTTGTTGTCGATGACCCGGACCACCGCGGTCCCGGCGCCCGAGTCGACGGAGATGACCAGGACAGCCACGTCGGCGATCACACCGGGGGCTACGGGCACTTCGTTAGCCATGTCAACGTGTCCTCGTGTTGTGAACCATGTCAACGCTTCCTCGTGATGTGCCGCTTCGACAGGTCGGCGATAGCGCGGGCCATCGTCAGCGTGTAGGCGTCCAGGTCCAGGGTCGCGGTCGCGGTCGCCGCGTTGAACTCCACAGCCGCGATCTTAAACACGGTGACCCCGTCGCGGGCGGTCGCGTTCAGGGCGTCAATGCGGGGCAGGACGTCCCGGACCCGGATCAAGGTGCCCGGCTTGATCTCCCACGGCATCACGACCCGGCCGCGGTCGATGTCCAGGATGGGCCGGGAGATCGTCAGGGTGCCGTGGTTGACGGGCGTTTGATGCTCGGCGAGGAACTCCGCGCCGACCTTCGACGCCAGGGCGTCGCTGCCCATTTCGTCGGCCAGGTCAATGTAGGCCTCCCGGGTCAGCCCGGCGGCGTCCAGGATGCCCACGGTCTGGGTGCTCCGGTTGGTGCGGCTGACCCCGAACCCGGACCGCCAGCGGACCGAGACAGCGTTGTAGAGTTCCGACCCGGACGCGGGCGAGTCAAACCCGTCCGCTGTGGACGCTTCGTAGCGAACCGCGGTCGGCCAGGTGCGCCACTCGAACCGGTGGAGCCCGTTCGATCCGGACTCCCATGCAGCCCAGTAGTAGGCGGGCTCGATCAACATCAGGTCTTCGAGGATCTTCTGTGCGTTCGCGCCGTCCGGGTAGGCGAACTGGTCAATGTCGAACGAGGTCGTTTCGATGTACGCGTTCGGCCCGTCGTACCGGTCCAGCAACCGCCCCAACAGGTCCGTGACCACATCGGACGCCAGGAGGGTGTCCAGGTTGTAGCCGGTCGTGATGTCGTTGCCGGACGAGTCCTTGATGACCGCCCGGATCCGGGGGACGTTGTAGGAGACCCACACGGTGTCGTTGGTGACCGCCAGGTCCCCAGAGCCGTTGACGCGGGTGATGCGGAGCCGGACGGAGTTGTGGTCGGTTCCGATGTTGTTCGAGCCGCCCAGCGACCCTTCCAGGCTTCCGGAGCCGACGGACGCGGTGTCGCTGTCCAGGTCCACGGTCGCGTTGCTGTCGATCGCCGTTCCCACCCGGAACAGGATGTTCGACGACCCGACGCCGGAGGTCCACGGGATGCTGATCCGGCCCAATGCCTGCCCGGTGTAGGCGATCCCGTGGTAGACGATCAAGCCGGAGGTGTTCTGGACGAACGTGGAACCGGCGGCCACCTGCATCAAGATGGAGTCCCCGTCGGTGGTGGAGATCGTCACCGAAGAGGTCGTGTCGATGCCTACCGCCCACGCGTCCAGGCGCCGGTCTACATACATGAGCGGGACGGTCCGGTCCTGCGCGTACGCAGCCGGGCCGGTCGCGGTGATAGCCCACACCTCCCCGGCGTCACCGGCGGCCCGGCCCGGATCCTCCAGTCGGCCCTCCCACACGGTGGACCCGTCCCGGCGGTCGTAGATGAACACGCTCCCGAACTCCGCGATCTCCTCCGGCTGGATCGCGAGGGGCCGGGACAGGGTCAAGGTCGCAGACGCGTACCCTCCAGGCACGGTCGACCGGAACGTCAGGTCGTGAAGGTCCGGCGTAACGTGCTTGTCGCCCTTGGCGGTGCGGAGCCGGACGGCCAGCGGCAGGTTCAGGGTCATGTGCTGGCCGGTCTCACGACTAGGTACCGTGGCCAGTAGGACACGGCGATGGCGGTCGTCTCGGTCTTGGTGACGGTGGCTCCGCGGCCAGAGCGCCGCACCCAGTAGATCCGGTTCGTCACGCCAGGGCTGATCATCGGGAAGCCACCAGCCAGGACCGCCGGAACGGATCCGTAGACTTCGTCCGACGTCGTCTGGGTGTAGATCATGTGATGGATGCCGTCCACCACGAACTCATCCGTCGTGGACAGGGCGTCACCCCAGTCAATGAGGGCCAACTGGTCGTCCGCGGGCACGAACAGGAGATAGTCGATGTCCAGGTTCGACGTTCCGGAGTAGCGGGCGGCCCGGACCTCGATGTACCGACCCTTGACCGACAGCTCCGTGTTCGAGTAGCCATCGGTGACCGGGTCCTGGCCGGTCGGGAACGAGATCAAACCCAGGTCGATGTGGTTGCGTGCCGTGACCTGGCTCGTGGCCACTTCGTCGTTCTGGACAAGGGCGGAACCCGTTGCGGTGTAACCCAATTGGACGCCGATGTCCCCTGTTCCCGAGGATCGGCGGACCAGTGCGAAGACCCGGTACCGGCCGCGGGAGTCGACGTTGATCGTCGTGGGGAACGTGTCCAGGTAGACCCGCCGGGTCATGGCGGAGTTGGTCCCGAACGAGCACCGGGCATAGTTCGAGCCGGTCCCGGACATGGCGGCGTCGTTGCCGGGCAAGGTGGTGTCGGTGCTGAGGGTCATCGACTCGCCCTGGACGAAGAACGGCACGTTCGCGACCGTCCCGCGGCGGCGGACCGCCAGGATGGAGATCGGGTCGCCGGAGTCGTAGAGGTTGCCGGTCGGCAGGGTGAGGACCAGCGGGGTCTCCACGTCACCTTTGACGCCGGTGATGTCCCAGCACATGCGGTTGGTGCCGCTGGCGGGGTCCTCGGTGACCGTGACCGCGCCGATGGTCTCCTTCAGCCCCAACGCGAACGGCTCCGCGGGGATCTCCAGGGTGACGGTCGTACCGGCGGACAGCAGGAGCCGGAGCATCGCCAGCGTGTAGTCCGGGGCGGCGTAGGTGCGGAAGAACACCGGCGACGTGGCCCCGTGAAGGTGCAACTTCAGGATGTTGGTCGCCCGGGTCAGCTCCCGCGCCAGGTTCTGGAGCGCGGTCGCCCCGGTGTCGGTGGTGCCGGTCACGAGCGTGATCGGGAGTTTGAGCGTGCGGTTGCCGTAGGCGGCGGCGGGGATGTTCTCCCCGTCTCCGAGCATCGTCGACACGACCACCCGGCGGAGCGGCGGCGGCGAAAGGTCGATGCCTTCCATGGCCACCATCAACCCCCCGGCCATGGTGTTCAGGTCCAGCCGGACCGTGGGGCTGGACGCGATCGAATCGACGAACTGAACGATCCCGGCCATTAGCCACCCCTGGTGTAGATGCCGACCTGGCGACCGGCGGCGTAGTTGCTGGCTCCGATGGCTTTCGCCATCTCCCGGGCGATGATCTGGCCGAGGGCTTCCAGGTCGGCCGGGTGGATGCGTCCGCCCCCGCCGACCGGCCGGGTGGTTTCCAGCGGTTCGGCGGTGCCGGTGTGGTTGTAGACCATGTTCGCACCGGGGGCGAGGGTCACCGCGCCGAAGTCGGCCTTGGCCACCTTCGCCATCTTGATCATATCGACCAGGCCGCCGTCCGCGCGGGCCACGCCGATGTGGGCGAACTGGGTCACCCGGCGGGCTGCCGCGCCGACCCGCACGCCGCGGGATCCGGTCGACTCGAACGGCATGCCGCCGATCATGCCTGCCATGTGGCCCACGTTCGCGCTGGCGCCCCGCTGGCCCGGGTGCGCCCATCCGGCCACCAGCGGCCCCACGCGCTTGCCCTGGACGAACCAGGGGCCGGGAAGGCTGCCCGTGGAGAACGTGTGGCTGTAGGGGTTCTTGCCCTTCAGGACGTTGTAGACCGCGGACACGATGCCGGAGCAGTCGTAGGAGCCCGGTCCGGCGTTCGCCCACCCGTAGGGCTTGCCCGCCTGAGCGCGGGCGAAGGCCTGAGCTTTGCCGACGTTCCCACCGGCTCCGCCGCCGTTCCCCTTGACCCAGCTCATGAAGCCGCCGATCAGCTTGCGGCCCATGCCGGTCAGCATCTCCTTGACCTGGCCGCCGCCGGGAATCCGGGCCAGGGCCGCGTTGAACGGCTTCTGGACCAGCTTCGCGGGGTTGGAGATGACATCCCACACGTCCCCGAAGAACCCCAACAGGCCACCCTTCGCGAACGCCCACCCGCCGTCGGAGCCGTCGCCGGGCCGGTCGACGGGGCGACGTCCGATCCGCCTGGTGGCTTCGGCCGGTCCGCCCTTCATCCCGTCGTTGATCCAGCGGAGCAGGGGGAGGGCCTTGGCGGTGTCGCGGGCGTTCACGATGAACTCGCCGGTGGCCACGGAGATGTTGCCGATGACCTTCCCGGCGCCGTTCTTCAGCCAGCCGATGCGGTTGTCCCGGGCGGACGGCGGGCCGGGGATCTGCCCTTCGTCGGCCTGGCCGGGAAGTCCGCCCTGAGCGAAGCCGCGGATCGGGTCGGGGGTCTTGACCCCGAACACACCCGCGATCTTCTGGAATCCGGCCAAGAACGGATTCACTACCGTATTCACGACGAAAGCGACTGGCTTTCGTGCCGCTTCCTGCAACCCATTCCAAAACCTCTTTATCGCCGCTACGCCATTCTTGAATGCGTTTGGCAATGTCTGGGTCACAAAGTTCTTGATTATATTGAATACACCCTTGACGATATTCCACTCGGTCCGAATGACCGTGGTAATGCCTTTCCAGACCAGTTGGATACCGCGCCAGAGCAGTTTGTAATAGCCGATCAGGAAATCGATCAGCCGCTTAATGCCCGGCCACAGGGTGTTTCGCATCCAGTTCCAGGCGATTTCCGCGGCGCGCTTTATGCCTTTCCAGGCGGCATCGACGATCCGGCGGAAGGTGTCCGAGTGCTTGTAGGCGTAGATCACCGCGCCCACGAGCAACGTCAGGATCGTGATCACGGCGCCGATGGGGTTCGCCCGCATCGCCGCGTTCAGGGCCAGCATCGCGATACGAGCAAGCTTCACCGCGTTGGTGGCCACCAGCGTTACGGCCGCCCACGCCTTCGTGGCTATCGCCTGAAGGTTCAAGGCTGCCGTGGTCGCCAGCGTCGCTACCTTGTTCGCGACCTGAGCGGCAGTGTTCGCGACCGTCGCCGCCGTACCGGCCACCCAAGCCGCCGCCGAGCGGGTCCACGCGGCCAACTCCAGGGCCTTGACCCCGACCCACGTCCCGATCGTCGACCGGGAGATGGCCATCGCTGCCGTGTGCGCATGCACCGGCGCCGACGCCAGCCACGACACCGCCGTCCAACCAGCCTGTGCGACCTTCGCCGCGCCGACCGCCACCGACCACACCCGCGTGGCCACGGTCACGGCGACCGTGGACACCCGCACCGCGGTCTGAGCGGCCACCAGACCCAGCACCACCGGTGCCAGGGCCTGAACGGTGCTCTGGTTGCGCTCCAGCCACGAAGTCAGAGAGATGATGCCCGGAAGTAGGGCGGTGAGGATCTGGACCGCCAGCGCCGTCATGGACGGCAGGAGCGGGGCCAGCGCGGCAACCAGCCGACCGGCGATGGCGGCCAGTTGCTGAAGCAGAGGGGCCGCGATCTGGATGGACTGCGCGATGGCCGGGAGCGCGGCACCCAACCCGGTCTTCAGGGCGTCGCCGAGCTTCGCCAGCGTCTGGAAGATGGCAGTGATGGCCCCGCCGCCCTGCGCGGACTGGACGAAGGCCTTCGCCTGGCCGGTCAGATTCCGGATGGTGATCAGGAAGTTTCCACCGGCCAGGTTCGAGCGGTCCCACACGGTCGCCAGGATCGAGCCGACGTTGCCGACGATCTGGCCGAGGGTGCGCAGCGTCGTCACAGCGTTGCGGAAGATCTGGACGACCCGGCCGCTGTTGCTGGCGTTGGTGATGAAGTTCGAGACCTTGACCGCTACGTTCGTGAAGCCGTTCGCCATGCCCGGCAGGAGCGTGGACGTCGACTTGATGAAGGCACCCGTAGCCGTGGCCATCGGGCCGACGGCGGCCTTCACCCGATCCACGGCCTTGCGGGTGTTGTCGAACAGGGCGTTCACACCCTGGAGGACCACAGCCTTACGGGCGGAGTCCGCGATACGGTCACCGAGCGACCCCAGCGACCCAGCCAGGCGGGGCATCTGCCGTTGCAGCAACGGGAAGAACACGTTCGCCAGCGGCTTGATGTCGTCCTGTAGCGGCTTGAAGAACCGGCCGGACACCGACGCCCGGAGGTCGTCGATGCGGGGCTTCAGCCCGATGATGGAGCTGGCGAACTTCCGGGCCGCGGGCGGCAGCTCCTCCAGGGCCTTTTTCGCTTCCTCCGCGGAGCCGGTGAATCCCTTCTTGACGGCGTCGCCGACACCGGCCACGGCCACCTTGAACGTGACCGACGCCAGCCGGGCGGCCAGCAATGCCGCGGGCAGCGCCACGGCGGCGCCGGTGGCCGGGATCAGCGCGGCGGTCAACTGCGCGACCCCGGGGGCGGCGGCGGCCAGGGCGGCGGACGCCAGCGTCACCCTGGCCGCCATGGTGGCGATGACCCGGCCGAACGTGGACCCGCTGTCCCCGAAGCCTTTCGCGAAGCTGTCGGCGGCGGTCTTCCCGGACTTCCCGAAGTTCTCCTTGATCTTCCCGAGGAATCCGGCCGACGTCTGATCCCCGGCACGCTGCCCGACCCGTCGGGCTCCCCGTTCCAGCTCCGGGCCGGTCCGGCTGAAGTCCGGCCGGACCACCATGGCGGCTTCGGCTACGGTCTGGATCGCCACCGCCTACCGCCTCCCGAAGAGTAGATCTTCCAGTTCAACCTCTAGCCACGGCTTGTCGAGGATGTCCGGCCGGTCGTCCAACCAGCGGTCAAACTCGGCCACCGCCGACTCCGGGGTGGGGACCGTGCCCGGGTCCTTCACGTGCGGCGCCAGCGTCATCTCTGACAGGGCCTTGGCCACGACCCCCTCCCGCTGGATGGTGTACGACAGCGCGCACACCTCGGCGAGGGTCAGCCCGTAGCGGAGGCTGACGGCAATTCGGCGGCCAGGTTGATACCTTGCGTCCTCGCGTGCTCCACGATCTGGAGTGCGATGGCCGCGTTCACCGGGATGGGCTGCCCGTCCTCCCCCCGCGCGCTCTCCAGGGCCTGAAGCTGCCGGAGGTACGCGTCGCGGCGCTGACGGTGCTCCGTGAGGTCGGTAACCTGCCCGGATGACGTGGGCTGCGAGGATGTCTTGGTTCCGGGCTGCCCATCCGAGGAGTCGGACTGCCCGCCAGTAGGGTTTGCCGTGATCGCATCGAGGATGCGCCAGCACGTCACCATGATGGCTTCGGTGTCCTGGTGGTGGGTCTTCACCAGCTCCCAGAACGTGTCGAAGTCGGCCGGGTGGATGTGTGCCCGCGCGTAGTCCTTCGTCATCGTCATGGACGCCGGGTCCTTGATGTCGACCTTCTGTGCCCGCTCCAGGAGGTCGATCACGTCTATCTCGGTGAGGTCCGGGTTGACCCGGATCCGCTGACCGAAGTAGACGAACGCCGCTGTCACCGGCTGCCGGACCTCACCGGACAGGTCCCCGATCTCGATCAGTTCCCCGGTGCGGATCACCTTGACGTTGTCCCGGCTGTCCGTGGTCACGTTGCCGAGGTGCACGGCCGGACGACCGCCGCCGCCCGGCCGGTTTCCCCGCCGCCTTCTGCTCATGCTGTGCCCCTTCCTGGATCAGGCCCCGAGACGGGTCGTACCGGCGGAGTAGACCTCGAAGATGTTGCCGCTGGCGTCGATCTCGAAGCGGAACTCACACGGCAGGACCGCGTAGTCGGGGGCCTTCTTGAACGCGGTCTCCATCTCGTTGACCTGGACGGTCTGGTACATGAAGATCCGCATGGTGCCGTCAAGGGACTGCCACAGCAGAGCGGACCGGGTTTCGGAACCGACCGCGGGTGGAACCCACTTGCTGATCAGCGTTGCGCCGGAGCCGGACACCGTGGACAGGGTGCCGCCGTTCATGGCCCGCTGAAGGTTCTTCAGCGTGTAGTCGGCCATGTTGAACGCCATCGATCCCTGGCGCTGGGTAGTGCGCCACCGGACGGGGTCGGCGAACTCGGCGACGTTGATCGCCTCGATGGTCTGGGAGTAGCTGAACGTGTAACCGGCTTCGGTCGCGCCGATCTCGTAGAACGTGACCGATGGGCTGTCCGTGAATACCGACCCGGACACGGTGCCGCCGCCGCTCGGGAACGCGGTCGCCGCGGGGGCGTGCCACAGGAACCCGGGGTCCATCATCAGATACGGGGTCGCAACGGTAGGCATCGCTCAGCCCTCCTCAGTGCTCTTGGTCGACCGGCCGGAGGGCCGCTTCGCGGGCTTGTCGTCCTTGCCGGTGTCGTCGTCCGCCCCACCACCGCCGCTGTCGCTGGCTTTCCGGGCGTCGTCCTTGGCCGCCCCACCACCGCGCGGATCCAGAGCGGCCGGGGCCGCCTCAGCCTGCCGGGCGGCGTCCTTCACCTGGCGGGCCACATGCGGGTTGGCGGCCAGGAACTCTTCGTCGGTCTCGAAGGCCTTGCCGACCCGGGCCAGCTCCGGGGTCGCCACCCGGTTGACCTGTTCCCGGGCCTCCAGGTCGTAGTTGATGACGTGCTCCAACGGAACCTGTTGTCCCGTAACGAATACGGGCGCATTCCCGATCCAGATGTCGCAGTTGGCGACGAACTGGCCGTAGGCCTCCCGCTGGGCTGCCCGCCGGGCCTCCCACGCTTTGAGGGCTTCGGGGTCAGCCGCAACGGACGCCCCGGACGGAAGACCAGCGACCGTGGTCCCTTGCACACTCATGGCCCGCTGAAGGTCCATGAGTTCTCGATCGGCGTCGCTTCGGGGCATCGCTCGATCCCTCCCTGATCAGACGTACCGGACCTGTGCGGCTGCACGGTCCGCCCACTTCTGGCTGGCGTTCAGAATCCCCATGTAGTAGTGGGATTCGTCCCAGCTAGCCGTTCCGTACCAGCCGTCCGGACCCATGTGAACCTCGGCCCGGATCGATCCGCGACCCGCCCCCGTACGCACCGGAGCGTTACGCCGCAACGTTTCCGCGGCATCGTCCACGAGTCGCCGGACGAACGCGTACACCTCCGGGCCGCGGGCAATCTCGGCCAGCACCGGATAGAACACATCGACGTCCACAAACACCGCGCGGTCAGCCATCAGAACGTCACCACCTCTGCCGTGAAGGCCAAGATGGCGTTCGCGACCACGTACGGTTCCGGCGCCGGATGCATCGCCATCGGATCCTCGGTGCCACCCGCCAGGTAGATGCGCATCCGCTCCCCGAACCGCTCCGACTGGATGGCTGTGGTCACCGCGGAGCACACGTTCCCCAGCGTCCGGTTCACGGACTCGAAGTCGTCCCCCGGCTCGTACACCCGGACCCGCACCTCGATGCGGTCCACTTCGACCTGGACGCTGGCCACGGACTGGACGAAGTCGCCCTGTGCAGACTCCCCGGACGATTCCCGCCGGGAGAACGACACCGGCGTCCCGTAGACGCACACCCGGTCCGGTTCCCGTGGTAGCGCCAACTCGACCTGGACCGGATAGTCCGGCGGTACCGACAGGAGGGCTTCCGCGCCCGGGTAGGAGAGTTCCCCCGTCGACACCTTGGCCAGCCGGGCGAAGACGGCCCGCTTCAGCGGCCACGCCCACACCAACGTCCCCGCCATGTGATCACCCGAACCCGGGGCGCGGGTTGGGGTGACGTCCGAGTTCGGCGTCCACCTCGGGGATCCCTGTCGAGTCCGACTTGGCGATCGCCAGCGTCACCAATCCAACCTCGGTCGTGGCGATGCGTTCCGCCCGGTCCGGCAACGGGCTCTTCGTGGTCAACAGCCGGGACTTGATGCGGATCGGGGCCACGTTGCTGATCCCGACCGGGCACCGGTCCATGCCGTGTTCGTACTCCACCACCACGTTGCCCTGGCCGACCGGCCAGCCGGTGTCGCGGCGGAGCAGACCGAGAGGGTCCGCCCCGAACGCTTCCACGGCGTCGACCGCCAGCGCGGTTCCGGCGATGCTCACCGAGCGGACCCGGCGGAGCAGCGGCCAGCGCAACTTCAGCGGCGCCCGACCGGCACCGGACAGCACGTCCCGGGCGAACCGGGGAACGAAGGCCTGGCCACAGATCCGCTCGAACTCGTCCTCCACCCACATCCGTTTTTCGATCAGATCTTGGGTCGGGTAGCGGGTGGTGTCGCGGAGGACCGGGTCGGCGTTGCGGATCTGGGACAGCCCGACGAAGAACCCGCCCACGATCTCGATCGCGTCCTGATCGAGGACGATGGCGTCTCCGCCGACGGTCGCCGACCACGTGAGGGTCAACAGGTCCAGGTCGTCGGAGCCGTTGAAGGTGAACGTGTAGGTCCCCTCACCGCCAGGTGTTGCCGTGCCCGACTGGACGACGGTGCCGTCCAGTCGTTCCACGGTCACGGTGACGTCCCCCGTCGCGTTCGTTGCTTCCTCATCGAGGTAGAACGTCCGCGACAGGGTGACCTTCGCCGTGCGCAACACCCGGTAATCCACGGGTCAGCTCTTGGGCTTGTCGCCGGAGCCGGACCCGCCCGCGGTCTGGGCCGGTGCCGCCGGACGGCGTCCCCGCGGCGCGGCCTGCCGGGACTCCCCGGCGCCCCGCCGGGCGTCCGCCGCCGCCTGATGGCCCGAGTTCGCCGCCTTCACGGCAGCCTCTTCGACCTCGGCCACCGGGTCGTCGGTCTCGTCGCCGCGAGCCCCGGCCAGGAGCGCGCCCGACAGCTTCGCCGCCCGGCGGGTGGCGTGGTAGTCGCCGACACCCGGGGCGGCGACGTAGCCGGTTTCCTCGTGCGCCTTGACCCGCTCGACCTCGGCCCGGTCCTGAGCGTCCCGGAGGGCTTCGTCGGCGTTCGTGAATGCCGAGTGGGGAACCAGGCGTTCGCCGCCCGCGGTCTCCCGCTCCTTCGTTTCGTGCGCGTTCGCCATTGCCTACTCTCCTGCCATTCGTACGATGCCGAAGCCAAGCGGCTTGCCCGCCTTGGCCACGATCTCCGTGGTTGTGCCGCCCGAGGTTTCGACCTCGGCCGCGATCCGCTCCCACGCCGTGCGGACCTCGGGGATTCCGCCGCACTCGATGTCGTGGAGCAAGACCAGGCCGCCCGCCCGTACCAGCGGCCCGTACATGTGCCAGTCGGCCATTGCGCCGTCCAGCGTGTGATCCCCGTCGATGAACAGCACGTCGACCGGTCGGTTGCCCAACTGGTCGGTGAGCCGTTGCAGCGTCGACCGGTCGTGGCTGTCGCCTTCCAGGACTACGATTCCCTCCCGGTTGGGTGGGAATCCGTAGTGGCGCATGGTCACCCCGAACACGTCCGGCAAGGTCGGTAGCGCCCGCCAGGCATGAAGGGTGCCGCCCCACGCACAGCCGATCTCGACCACCGTGGACGGTCCGTCCAGGGCCACCAGGTAGAGGATCTCGGCCAGCTCTGCTTGGTTCTGCCACGCCCGATGTTCGTGGATCGCCGTGTATGCGACGTTCCACATGTCGGCGCGTAGCTGCTCCTCCGCGGTCACGACCTTGCCCACGACGCGGCCACCTCCGAGATCTTGTAGTGGAGGTGCACCGGCCGGACAGTCCAGTCGATGGTGGCCGGTCCCTGCTCCCGGGTCGCCCACCCCGCAAAGCCGGTGTCGTCGTAGCGGACCGTCCCGGCGTCCAAGGCCTGGCGGTAGTCGTCCTCGAACCCGCGGAGCAGCTTCCCCGGCAGGTACACCATCCCGAACCCGTAGAGATCACAGGTCCGGTCGGTCTCGGTCACGTGACGCAACCGGCCGCCGACGTTGACCCGCATGTTCCAGACCGGCTTGGTCAGCCCACGGCGCCCGTCGCCGACGTCGACCCTCTGGGGGGCCACCAGCACCCGATCCGGGGTCCTGGCGGCCAGGCGTGCGAACCGTTCCAGGTCTTCCCGGCTGACGGCCATGTCCCAGTCCAGGTGGACCAGGTCGTCGCCGTACGCCACCAACCCGCGGTACGAGTAGTTGGTGTTCACGTGCCTTTCGGCGTCGTCCACCACGTAGCTACGCCCCGCGGGGATCGTGGCCGGGAAAGACCGGATCAGTCGCACATCATCACCTCAGAAGATCCACGCGTTCGCGGTGATCGTCACGTTCGTGTTGGCCGAATAGCTGCACCGGAGGTAGCGCCACGGCACGTTCGCCGGGAGCCACAGCCGGGTTGTGGTCGCCGTGGTGATGACCAGGGCGGCCACGGCGGCGGCGGCGATAGGCGTCGGTGTCGAATAGCCGACGTTCCACCACGACGTCCCGTCAGCCGACCCCTGGACATCGACCGTGACCGTGGGGGTGGCCCCGACGGTCGTGACGATGTCCAGGAGCGCGGCTTCCAGACCGCCCCCGCGGTCGACCACATTGGTCGACGGGCCGGTCCCTGTCTGGCCGGTGGAGAGGGCCACCACGTCGGGCAGCCCGCCACCACCAACCGCGAAGATCGTCGCCATCAGAACGTCGGCGGGACCAGGCCAGTACCGGCGATCTTCTGCTGACCGTTCGAGTAGCGCCGGAAGCTGTACGCGAAGTACCCGTACAGGACCAGCCGGACCGCCAACTGGTGAGCCAGCGGCTGCTCCGCCCGGATGAACACCGGGGCGTTCGGGTCCTCCCACAGGTGGCACTCCGAGGACGCGACCACGTAGATCTCATCCTGGTTGGTGCCGGTGCCGGTGTTCGTCGCGATGTTGTTGTCGACGATCACCGGGAGCCCGTTCGGAAGCACACCCCGACGGCCCTGGTTGTACCCGGCCGACGTCGCCACACCGGCGTTCTGCGGGGGGATCCCCGGCTGGCCGATGAACGGGAAGTTCGCCGAGAGGTACGACTGGAGCCAGTACCACCGGCGGCTGTGCATGACCACGTAGTCCGGGAACGCCATGCCCAGCAACGCGGTCTCCGCGCCAGACAGCGCCCCGAGGAACTTCGGCCACAGCTCCGGCACGGTCGGCGTGGTGTCGTCGAACGTGTTGCCCTGCGCGATGTTCGTCAGGCCCGTGGTCGCCTGGTTCAGGAGGGTCGAGTCCAGCGCGGTCGAGTAGCGCCGGAACAGGTCGTCCATCGTGACCTCTTCGACGCCCGTTCCGCGCTCGATCGCCTGGCGGGTGAGGTCGGCGTAACCGGCCGCCGTCTGGACGTTCTCGGTCAACAGGGTGTCGTCGATGTCGGTGTTACTGGCCGCGTTCCCCTCGGTCTGCACCGCGACGGACGTCGCCGTGGTGATCCGGGAGATGTTGACCGTCATGCCGTTCTCGGGCAGGTCGTGGTTGTTGCAGATGTCCGCGAACGGCCGGAGCGCCGCCGTGGCCGGGGCGTACAGCTCCGTCAGGTACTGCGGGACGACCAGACCGGCGAAGTTCGACGTTCCGACGTTCGCGCGCTTCTGGAGGTACTCGCCGCGCTCGACCCGCTCTTCGCGCATGTGGGTGCGGAGCCGGAAGCCTGCCTCTTCGTCGTGGTGCGCGTAGGAGGCGATGACGTCCTGGAGGAACTCGGAGCCCTTCCGGCAGTTGCCGGGGTGGTAGGTGCGCTTTTCCTGGCCGATCCGGGCCACCTCGTCGTAGGCCCGTGCCTTGTGCTGGGTACGCACGTCGTCACGGCCACCGGTGGGTCCGTCGTCGGCGGGGGTGGTCTCGTGGAGCCGGAGGTCCGTCTCCATCTCGATGCGCTGGAGCTTGCGCGCGTTGGCCAGCTTGACATCGATACCCGTGATGTCTTTTTCGGCCTGCGCGTGCCGCTCGAACTCGCGCTTGATCTGCGAGTCTTCCTCGGCGGACAGCGATGCCCGCCCGTCCTTCTTGGCGGAAGCGAGGATGGCCGTGATCTCCTGAGCGGCCCGCTCCTTCGACTTGATCGCCTGCTCTCGCTCGACCTCGATCGAGGTCACGAGCTGTTCAAGGCTGGTAGCCATGATCTCTCTCCGGGTAGGTACTTCCCCGGGGTCCGCTTGCCGGTATGGACGGCCGCGCACGGTGCCCGCGATGGGGTGGACAGGTGCGTCTCAGCGTCCGGCAGCTATGGACAGGCGACCGGTCTCCAGGGCAGATCAGGGTTTAGGAGGGGCCGCTGATCTGCTTCAGGAGTGCTTCGTACCCCGCAACGGTAGGCCCACCGCCGGGGGTGCTGTCAATGACCTTGGTGTCCGGAGGGTCCAGGATCGCCTCAGGGTCGACGATCCGGTTCACGGCCGCCGCCACCTCCGGGTCGTCCATGTCCACCCGCGCAGCGTCCACGTGGGCGGCCAGGGCGGGTTCCGCGATGCGCGCCAGGCGGCCCGGGTCGGCCTCCCGGAGGATCCGTTCGTAGTCGCCGACCCGCGCCCCGAGACGACGCACGGCTTCAGCGATGGCGCCCGCCGGAAGCTGTTCCAGTTCGTCCAGGAGGTCGGCGGCCCGCGCCGTGATGTTGGTGTGCGGGCTGGCCCCGAAGTTCACCGCGGACACGTCCCCACGGTCGATGTTGTAGCGGAGGATCCGGTAGACGGTGAAATCCTCGTTCCACTCCCCGAGTTCGATCAGGAAGGCGAAGGACATCTCCGTGATGATCCCGCCGTCGATGCCCTGGACCAGGCCCTGGACGTGGATGTTGTCGGGGTTCAGGTAGGCCCGGTGCCAGCCGCCCACGTCCTGTTCGGTCAGCTCCAGGGTCCCCCGGTTGCCGTTCCACGGCCCGCCGGTCCGGGCCAGCGCCAGGCCCGTGTGGTTGATCAAGAAGTTGGTGTCCGGCTTGCCCGCCAGCGACACGGCGCCCGCCCCCTGGACCACCTCCTCCTGGTACGGCCCGTACATGTCCCACATCTCGTAGCCGCGCCCGTAGACGGTGAAGTAGCCGTCCGTCTGATACATCTCCCGCCCGCGGTGTTCCACCGTGCGCCGCTGGATCTGGCCGTCCGGCGCCGAACACCTGGCCATCGTGGTGACCCCGGCCGGTGCCGACCGGCGGACCATGCCCTGACCGTTGGCGTGGCGCCGGAGCTTACCGGCATCCCGGATTTCAGCCGTGACTCCGTTGTGCCGACTCCGGGAACCGCGGCCCGCATGCGCCTTCCGGACGATGCCCGGTGCGCCCGCGTCGATCCGGCCCTGGAACCGGTATTCCGCCAGGCTGTGGCGGCGACGCATACGCTCCTCCACCTCCGGGTCGTCGTAGGTCGGCCGGGTCAGAGTTTCGGCACGGTCCGCCAGTCCGACCGTGACCGCCTCCTGTCCGTAGAACCAGGTTTCGGCGGTCATCATCTCCATCCACTCGTCCGCGGAGCGACCGGAGCGCTGGGCGTACAGCTCAGCCAGATCTTCCGACTGTCGGCGGATCCACTTGGTCGCCGTGCCTAGGATGTCGTCGTCGCCGTCGGCGGTCGTGGTCGCCTTGTGGACCATCAGCTCACCGCCCGGTTCAACCACGATCTCGTCGGAGCCCATCAGTACGACGGTCGCCGCGCTGGCGGCTATGCCGTCCACGTGCCCGATCACTCGGGCGGGGTGTGCCCGAAGGGTGTTCATGATGGCCTTACCGTCGAACACGGCCCCGCCGACAGAGTTGACCCGAAGGTGGATCACGTCTGCGTTGATCTCTTCCAGGTCGGCGGCGAATTGCTTCGCGTTCACCCCGAGGGACCCGCCGATCCGGTCGTACACGTAGACGTTCGCTTCGGTGGTGGTGGGTGCGTCGGTGCCCACTTCGTCGGCGGACCTCCGGACCGCGCGGGTCTCGCCGATCCGGTACCAGCGGAGCTTCATCCCCGGCAGGTCGGCCACCCCCAGCCCGTCGTGGAGTGCCTGTTCCACGATCCGCGCTGCCGTGGTCTCTACCAGGCTGTCTAGGCGGCGCCGGTGGATGCTGTCCGTCATGTCCTCGCCTTCCTCACGCTGCCGTCAGCTCCGCCAGGGCTTCCATGTCCCGGGCGAACTCGGACGCTTCCCGGGCCTCCGCGGGCGTCCAGCCCTCGGCAGGAACGGCCGGTTCGTCCTCGGACCCGCCGCCGTCGGCGGGCTCCTGGCCGGTTCCGGGTGCGGCACCGCCACCACCCGCGATCTTCGGTTTCCCGTAGATCTCCGTCATCTCGGTCTTGTCGGCAGCGCTCAGCGGGGGCAGGTTGTCCAAGGCCCGCGCTTCGGAGTTGGTGATCTGCCAGGCCTCCAGGCGTGACCGGAGGATGTCCTGGCGGGACTTCGGGTCCATGCGCAACAGCGCATCGGTATTCAGCTTCACGTACCGGGGCATCGGCAGGAGCTTAGACAGCGCCCGCTCCCGTCGAATGACCGCCGGAGCCAGGTGCATGATCAGAAACTGGAGGTTGGCCTGAGTCACGTTCGCGTACGTGACCGAGGTGCCGGACACCGCACCGTGAACCATCTCCGGCGGGACGGACAGGAACCGGCAGATCTCGGCGACGCCGAAGCGGCGCCCCTCCAGCCATTCCAGGCCCGCGGTCTCGGCCTGGATCATGTTGTACTCCCAGTCCGCGCCCGTGACCATCAGGTCACCGTTGCGAACCGTGTCGTTGTACCAGGTCTTCGCGGAGTCCCGCTCGGTGTCCTGAAGACGCTTCTTGGTGTTGCGCATCCACGCCTTCGGGATGCCGCCGGTCCCGAACCAGTCCAGCCCGTATTGCTGCATGCTCAGGCCTTCGCCGATGGTCGCGGCGGCCATGACGATGGGAGCCAGCCCGACAGGAGAGCCGGACATCGGGTACTGCCGTTCGTGGTAGACCTCGAACGGCTTGTAGAGCTTCCCGGCGATGCGGTACTGAACCTGGCCCTTGTACTTGATCACGGAGCAGTCCCGGGTGTCCTGCAACTCGATCAGCGACGGTAGGCCCTCCGGGTAGTAGCGGGTCGAAACGGCGTTACGTTCCCGGATCAGCCCGATGACGTTCCCCGCCGAGTCAAGGTCACGCTGACTGGCCCACATCCACGTCCCGAAGTCCCACGACGCCCCGCCCGGGTCGACCATGATGGGCGGCTTTGGCATCTCCAACGCGATGCCCTCGAAGTCGCGGAACACGTCCGCCGGGAACGTCGACAACAGGTCCGCCCGGATCCGCAGGCAAGCCCAGTACGCGGAGTGGGTCATCGCCCGGGACTCGGTCACCGTCACCGCACCGTGCTTACCCCCGCTCGATCGGCTTGGGATCTGCACACCCGCGATCGTGTCGAACCCCTCCACGCCCTGGAAGTCGCGCTGGGCGCGCGGGCGGACCGAGCGGGTGAACATGCTCATGGCGTGGCACCTGGACCCTTCGCGTGGAGCTTGCCCGGCGCTGACGGGCCAGGAACCGGCGAGTCACGGTAGGAGCGGGACCGCTCCACCGTCTCAGGCCTTGGACGGCGGCCCGCATCCGCGATGACCACGAACACGGTCAGCAGGAGACCGCCGACGGCCACCGCGAACGGACCCAGCCACGGCCACAGCCCCCACCCGACACCGCCCGCCACGGCCACCATGGCGCCCGCGGACAGCAGCGTGGACACGACTTCCTTCAGGTGCTCCGCGGCTTCGTCCGAAACCGGCTCCAGCTCGAACGTCTCCACCAGCTCCCCGCCCGGCCCGACCGTGCTCGGGGTCGGCCGGGTCACCACGCACCACCCGAGATCCGGAACAGCGACGGGTCGGCAAACGGGTAGTACAGCCAGTGCATCCGGGCCTGTGCAAGGGATTGCGGACTCAGGACCGGTTCCGGCGGCCTGATCTCCAGCCCCGAGAGCGCGTCATCCCAGAGACGATTCGACGTCGTACGCGGCACCGACCCACTCCTCCATCTCCCCGGCATAGAGCGCCCACGTGCACGCAGACAGGGGAGTGACGTCCGTGGCCGACCCGACCCGATCCCAGCGCCAGCGGTCGCCGTGGAAGTGGCGAACAGCTCCGCCCACCGCCGCATCAAGCTCCGGCTGGCTGATGTGGTGCACACGGCGTAGCGTCGGCGCTTCCTCGGTCTTGCGGTCATCGTCGTGTTCTCCCGTCTCGTTGTAGACCGTGGCACACGCGGCGGACGTCATCGCGCTGGTCAGCTCTACAACCGTGATGTCAAGATTCTGTTCTTCCGCGGCGCGCGTCAAGGGCAACACGATCCCGGCCAGCGGCCCGTTCCGGTCGATCCCGATCGCGCACACCGGCTGTGACCGGCACAGAGACAGGATCGCCTCCACCACCCAGTTGACGCCAGCCCTTCGCGCAATCAGCTCCAGGTGGTGATCCCCGCCCTCGGAGATCTGAGCCGCCATGCCAATCGATGCCACCGTCAATTCGGGGTTGGCGTCGACCCCCAGCGCGATCGGTTCCATGTAGTCGCCGCCGTGGAACAGGTCCCGCCACGTCTGCTCCTGGATGGTCGTCCACATCGGAAGCGTTCCGGTCGGCGGCCAGCCCAGATACTCCGCGCAGAAGTCGACCAGGTCCAGCCCGTCCCCGTCGCCGGTGCCGAAGTCGGAGCGGACGTTCTTGATCGGCACGGTGTAACCCAGCGCGGGCATGCAGTTCCACCACACCGCCTCATCTCCCGGGTCGGCATCCTCCGGCGCCGACCACTCGAAGTAGGCGGTTCCGTTGCGGACGTCGGCGTCCACCCGTGCCCGACCGGCGGCCATCTTGCGGCGCATGTACGCCCACTTCTCGGGCGGAACCCGGGACAGGCCCGGCACCATCGACGCCCGGACGAGTTGACGCCACGGCCGGGTGAGCATCGTCGGCCGCATCCCGATCTCGGTGGACCCGTCGGTCTGAGCCCACATCTCGTCGATCACACCTAGGTCCAGTTGGTCACCGGTGCCCGCGGACTTCCCCGTGGTCGACCCGGGCACCCAGATGGACCCGTTGCGCCAGAACATGGCTTCCGCGGCCAGCCGAAGCCGGGGCGGCTTCGACCACAGCGCGGACAGCGGCGAGGCTTTGATCCGCTCCACGTGGACGTCCCGCCATTTCTGCCGGGCGTCCTCCGCGCGCTGAGCCGTATACATGACCTTCTGCCCGCCGGGCGGGGGGACGTCGATGCCGAATTCTCGGCGGGCGTACTCCACCAGCTCGTTGCCCAGACCGGTGCAGCGCCAGGCCATCAGCGGCAGGAGGAACTCCGTCTTGCCGGTTACCTGCCGAGGTCCGACCAAGGTCACATCGTCGTAGGCGAACAGCCCGGTGGTCGGGTCGATCTCCCCGATGACGTCGTACATGTACCTCTGGTGAGGTAGGGATTCCTTGGACGGATCAAGAGCGCGGGCGATTCGCGCGATTGCCGGTCCGACGGTGGGCCGGTAGAGGCTCCTCCGGGTACCGAAGCGCGGGGGACATCGCAGGGCTTCCATCGTCAGGCGTCCCGAGGATGGCGCCAAGCTGGCCGAGGGCATTGGGGTCTGTCACCTCCCGGGCCATGAGCTGGTTCATCACCTGGCGGAGGGTGTCGACCGCCTTCGCCAGGGCTGAGGCGGCTTCGTCGTCGCCGCGGGCGTCGATGGTGCGGGCCAGTTTCCGGGCCATGGCCGCCAGCGTGGTGCGGCCGGGCGGCAGCGTCCCGAGGGCCTTCAGGTCGGCCTCCACGCTGCGTTCAACCTCGCCGGTCTCGCGTTCCTCAGTCGTCATCGCCCCGCCTCACCTGCCCGCCGATCAAGGTAGCGGCCACCAACACGACCGGGGTCAGCGCCCGGAACAGGAAGTCCCACCACGAATCGATCATCCCATGACCTTCAGATAACGCATGGGGCGTTGACTTTCCACGTCCGGGGCGTTAGGCTAGAGCCGTACCACCGAACCGAACGAGGGAGCCCGAGATGACCGCCACGACCCAGGACAAGGTCACCGCCGCCGCCATCGCGCGCTGGGCTCTCGTCATCGTCGCCGGTCTGCCGGTCGCTACCCGCACCTGTCGGCGCTGCCAGGGCAAAGGGATCCTGGACTGCTACTACTTCAACGACTTCGGGATCTGCCGACTGTGCGGCGGCCAGGGCGTCACCCCCGCCTACACCAAGGAGCAGAAAGCCGCCCTGACCCGCCAAGCCGACCTGGAACGCGAGTTCGCCGCCCACCTCCACGCCAACCGGCTCGACCGGGTCAGCTACACCTACCCCGACGGTACCGAGATGCGCACCTACGTCCGCTCCATCGTCCGAGTCGCCCAAGAACACCTCCGGGACAACGCCCCCGCCCGGTACGAACTCCTCCTGACCTCCCTGGAGCGGGGCCGGACCGAAGCCGTCATCACCGCCCTGGTCGCCTACGCCACCGAACATGGCCTGATCCCCTGACCGGCTACTCACCGGGCGGCCACTCCGGATGGCCGGACAGGAAGAGCGCCACCTGGTAGTTCAGGCTGAAGTTAGGCGCCCCACCCTGCCCCCACACCGGGCAATCCACCATCCGCCACACCGACGCCAGATACCGGGCGAACGTCCGCCGCTCCGACGGATCCGGGGCCTTCGTCAGGATCGTCTCCACCCACAGGTACCAGTAGCGCGGCGAAGCCTCACCCTCCGCCGACGCCATCCACCCATTCACGAAGTCCGTTGTCTCCGCCGCCCCTGGCTGGCCGCGGGCCGGGAGCGCCATCGGCAGCAACTCCGGGGCGTACACGTCCAGGAGCCGGAGCGTCGGCGTCGCCGCACACTCAAACCCGCAATCCGCCAGCACGGTGAACGTGTCCCCGTCATGCGCCCGCCACAGCCGGGCCGGGAACCCGCGAGTCCTGGCGTTCTCCCGCCTCATGACCGGCCGGTCGCCTTCGCCCACGTCCGGACGGCCGACGCCGCCGACGCTTCGGGGTACGCCTGAGGCGATCGAGCCCAGTTCCGGACCTCCGACCACAGCGCATCACCGGCGGGGTCCCCCGGCGCTGGTTCCGGATCGGGCGCGGGCTTCGTCCGGGGAACGAACGCGGTCACGTCACCGCGCTGCGACAACAGCCAGCCCCACTCCGGGACCGTCCAGTACCACCGGCCACCGTCACCCCACCCGGTCCCCCACGAGTTCGGCCCGCCGACCCACCAGTCCGAGCGGTCCGGCTTAGAGCCCACCACGAGTTCGTCCACGCACAGTTCGTGACCGCCCGCCGACTTCGAGTCCGCCCGGATGACCACGTGCCCGGGGTGACCGGTCGAGTCCGTCTCGAACATCGACTCCAGCCACGGGACCCCGGTCAGCACGGGGGTCCGCATGAGTTGCGCCAGCGCTTCGTCCAGGGTGAACGCCCACAGGTAGCCGGAGATGATCCCCCGAGCCTTCAGCACCTTGGCGATCGACAGGCCGTCCGACCCGGTGTCGTCCGGCGGGTAGGTGCCCTGAAACGGGTCGACCGCGGTTGCCGCGCTGTAGAGCGCCACCGCCCCGTCCTGGTTCGGGGCGAACGGCCACACCGTGTCGACCCCCGCGAACGCGAACGGGTCCCGGTAGATGGCGGCCACCCCGCTGTTCCCGGTGCACGCCCCCAAGGACCCCTGGTCCAGGATCGGGATCACCGCCGGGTGCCGGGTCGAATGCCAGACCACCCTCCGCGGCACCTGGACCCGGTATCGGCGCGATTCGGAGTCGTGGTTGACGTTCCGGCCAAGTAGTGGATGACTCGGCAAGACGATCCGCAAAATCTCCCGCTCCACAGGACCGACCTTTCGTCGTAACATGGCGGTGAGGACCACTGCCGACCGATTAGGGACCTCCGATGATCTGCCCGAACTGTAAGTCCGCCGCCGACCTCCAGGCCAGCTTCGCCACCGGCGCCCACCCTGTCATGGTCGTCGACCACCCCACGATCCCCCCTAT